GTTATTTGTATTGATATGTACAAATATACTTAATCAGACACATTAATCCGATGGATTTTCTTGCAATACAGCAACTATTGCAAAAGTCGATCGAGGCTCAGGCCAACGACGCTACTTCCGAGATCGGAAAAGCTATATCTGAACGTGCTCTCAAATTAGTTGAGAATGCCACAGAGAAACGTCCCTGTGCTGAACCGTTGAACGTATCGTTCGCTTGTACCGCAGAACAACAAGCTGTTTTGCGAAGTCACTTCCCGGGACGGGAAGTTAGATTTTCTAATAAATCCTCGTCATCGCACTCGTTTGCTGCTGCCCACAGATTGCTGGAAACAGATTTTATCTATGGATGTTTTAATGACAGGAATTCCCCGATTCTAGACTTGGGAGGAAATTATGTATCGCACTTTAAACGAGGTCGGTTTAACGTGCATTCCTGCTGCCCATTGCTTGATGGCAGAGATGGTGCCCGTCATACGGAGCGCATGCTGCAATATGATGCATATAAGAGAGCTAATCCTAGAATATTAGAGGAGGCTGATTTTTGCAATTGCAGATTTGAAGATTGTTCGCATATGGCAAACTATGCGATGGCCATACATGCTACCTCCGATATGCCGCTAGATGTGTTGTGTCGTACATTAGCGAAGAAGGGCGTGAAGAAATTCATTTGCTCTATTATGGCCACACCAGAAATGGTATGCTTTGAGAAAGGTGAAATTGAACACTTCAATGTGGCTTGGGAGGTTGATAAAAATGCCGATAGAATTTTTTTTGATTTTATCCGATGCTCCGTGCTTGGGTTTATGACCACAAGTACTCCTACTCTTTTGCAATACTTGACCGTTAATGCGGTCAAAGGAAAAAATTGGGCTTATAGAGTAGAGAGGAAGAATGACATGAACGGGGTCATTATCGTTGACATCACTTTTATTAGCGGTTTCAATGATAAGACTGACGTTTCTGCTGGTAGATCTTGCGCATGGATGAACAAGCTGAAATCCATGACTTTAGTTAGAATCGCGGGTTTACCAAAGTCGCTATACGGCGGAGAGTATCAGTTGATAACTCGTCGTGGTGTGCTCATCAACACCAAAGTGTTAACTAGGGTAATCGAGGCAGCCTTTCGGAATTTCAAGCCTGATACCCCCATGCAGAATGCCGTCCAGAGTATTGCGACGATGCTTTCATCTTCCACAAATCACGTGGTCGTTAACGGGGTTTCCATTGTTGCAGGAACGCCGTTGCAAATGCGAGACTATATCCCTCTTGCCGTAGCCATTTACGTTTATATTAAGCGTGGTTACGATGCTATACCCACACTTTTTGAGAGAACTGGTCATGCCATGACCAAGAATATCTTTGCCAGTCAATCTGTGCTAGCTAAAGTGGTGGATGCTTTTATTTCCGAGAAATCAAATCTGAGAATGGCTGTGTCAGATGCGGAATATCTTTACTCAGGTGAATTCTCGAATAAGAAGGAAAAGGATGCTTTGTATGAGAAGACTGAGATGTGGGTTAAGAACTCCTTCTTCTCATTATTAAAGACAACCTTTTGTCAAGAATTAGATCATGAATTGGGAATCCTTTCTTCCCCTGATCTATTCATTCCCTTAGATAGAGTCTTAGAGGATGAATTTGAGATACCAACAGTTCTGACGGTTGAAGAAGAATTTGCCGGCTTGCAGAAAAAAAGAGAAGCCGACGAGAAAGCCATGCGAGTTCAGCTGGATAAAGATCGAGCTGAGAAATTGAAACTCGACAAGGCTATTCTATCGATTGCAGCTTATATCGATAAGGCTGGGGATAAAGCTCCCATTGGTATTGCTAAGTTGATACCAGACATTGCCAAACTCTCGAAACCTGAGCAAGTTTTTGAAGAGCCTGATGCCATTATAAATCCGTATGCCGATAGTATATCAGAGGCTATCGAGTACATTGAGTCAACGGAGGTTATAATCGAAGATAAACTAAAATTGGCTGGGAATTCCTGCGATTGGTCCAGGAGAGGCATGAACTGCTGTTTCGTGGGAGATGATTCCAGAAGAGTTTTTCTGAGAAATTCCAATGCTTGGGTTGGTCCTCCACACATCCCAAATGCTGCGCCGACTGAGAAGTATGAAGTAGCCATGACTAAAGATGGTTGGGTCTTCTTGGAGTGGGAAGCAGAAGGTTTTGTATTAACAGAAAAATGCAAACGAACCTTACCAGATTTCATTTTAGTGAATAAGGATTGCGTATTCCAGAGCGGTAGAAGAATAATACCAGCTTTGAAGCAAGCTCTAAAGAAAGATGCCCGGTTTAAGGTAAAAATTCTCGATGGAGTTGCCGGATGTGGTAAATCGTACCAGATAGCTAACTCTGTAGATCTATCTGATGTAAATCGTGATCTGGTATTAACTAGTAATAGGAATGCCAGTATCGAGTTGCGAGAAGTGATCAAAGCCTCACCTCTGATGAAAGCAAAATATGTGAGGACTTGCGATTCTTACCTCATGGCCTCTAGACCAGAAAAGGCTAGAAGATTATTGTTCGACGAATGTTTCATGAGACATGCGGGTTTCGTTTACGCTGCGGCCACTCTGGCTGAGTGTGAAGAAGTTCTGGCATACGGAGACACCGAACAGATTCCTGAAATTAGCCGAAATCCGGCTTTTAAATTCAGATGTCACAAATTAGAAGGTGAAATTGTCCAGCAGACTGTCACTTATAGATGTCCTGCTGATGCTGTCTATGTCTTGAATAAGCATTTTTATAAGACAAAGAGAAATATAAAAACTAAGCGCCATAACCCCATGAGATCACTGAATATTCATGCCATAAATTCAGTGCGCGCAGTACCAGTTGACAAATCAGCTTTGTATTTGACTTATACTCAGGCTGAGAAGGAACAACTGAAGTCAGCTTTTCCTGGTGTGAAAGTGTTAACTGTTCACGAAGCTGAAGGTGCTTCCGTACCAAAGGTGATACTTGTGAGGTTGTCTAGAACTTCACTAAGTTTGTACACTGGTAAAGATGCAGTTTTTGGAGCAAGCCACGCTTTAGTGGCTATCTCGAGACATACTCATTGTTTTGAGTATTATAACTATGCCGCTACAGATCAAGATGATATTATTTGGAAGGCTTGTAGGGATGCCTTGACATGTAGTGATGAAACTCTTTTGAGTTTTTGCTGCTGAATTAAATCAGCATGTCCCAACCAATAGGTTGATGACTAGTCCGGTCTTGCACCCGGATGAGATTAAATCCATATGGTTCGACTCTCTCAGAGGTTTAAGTCGAAGACATCTATGCCTATTGCCCCCTGTAGGAGTGCAATAGATGTTGCGTGAAGATATTTCTTCATTTGCCCTACCAAAAGGTAGGATGCCCCTTTAAGGGAGGC